GGCACCGTCACCATCTACTGAGGCCGCCCATGCACCCGCTCACCATCCACGACGTCATCGACACCGAACGCGCCCAGGTCCAGGCCGGCGCCCCCGGCTGCGGGCACGTCTGCGACTGCCACAGCGGGCTGCCCTGCGCCCGGACCGCCGGCCACGAAACCACCGCCGCCGGGTGGCGCGACGTCCACGTCGGGGTCGACCCCGACGGCGGCTACGTCCAGTACCAGGTCGACATCTGCACCTGAGCACCCCGGCGGGGGGTGAGCACTGTGCACTGGATCCGCGCCGTCCTGCACTGGCACGCCGTCAACGTCGCCGGGAACCTCGTCGCGTCCGCCGAAATGGGCCTGCTGCTGCTGCTGGCCGGCCGGCCCCTGCTGCGGCGGCTACGGGCACGGCTGGCCGCCGACCTGCGCGAGCACGTCACCGCCCAGGTTGAACGCCACGTCGGTGGCCTGCACACCCGCCTGGACGCCCTGGTCCTGCGGACGCTCGACAACACCCCGGACGGGCAGACGGGGGCGGACGGTGAGTAGACCCAAGAACCCGGCGCCGCCCGGCGCACCCCAGGAAACCTGCCCGAAGTGCCAGGCCGTCCACAACCCGACCAAATGCAAAGCGCACGCCAAGCTCCGCGCCGGTGGCCAGTGCCACCGCACACCGATGGCCGGGCAGGAGGTGTGCGCCTCCCACGGGGGCCGCTCACCGCAGGCGAAGATCGTCGCCGCCGGCCGGGTCACCGAGGAGAAGCTGCGCAAGACCCTCGGCGCGTTGAGCATCGTTCCGGTCGAGAACCCGCTCGCCGAACTCCAACTCCTCGCCGGTGAGGCGAAGGCGTGGAAGCAGGTCTGCCACGACCACATGGCCACCCTGACCGCGATGCGGTACGGCACCGAGGGCGGCGAGGCGATCCGGGGGGAGATCGTCCTGTTCGAGCGGGCCCTGGACCGGTGCGGGAAGATCCTCGTCGACATCGCGAAATTGAACATTGACGAGCGGCTGGCCCGGGTATCCGAGGCACAACTCGACCTGACCACCCGGGCCCTGGCCGCGTGGATGGCCGAGGCCGGCATGACCGTGCAGCAGCAGCAGGAGGCACGCCACGGTGTCGCTCGACACCTTCGCCTCATCGCTGGCTGACCGGCTCGACCCGCCGGCCCGGGCCGCCAGCCACGAGGGTGCCGCCCGGTACTACCACGACCCGGTGCTGTTCGCGGAACAGTGCATCGCCTGGCCGGCCGGGAAAGCCCTGGCCGCCTACCAGCGGGAAATCCTCGCCGCGATCCCCGGCCGGCGCCGCGTGTCCGTGCGCGGCCCGCACGGGCTCGGGAAGTCCAGCGTGTCGGCGATCGCGGTGCTGTGGTTCGCGTTGACCCGCGACGCGGCCGGCAAGGACTGGAAGTGCGTCACCACCGCCGGTGCGTGGCGGCAGCTGGAGCGCTACCTGTGGCCGGAGATCCACAAGTGGGCGCGGCTGATCCGCTGGACAATGGTCGGTCGGGAGCCGCTGGATACCCACACCGAGCTGCTCACCCTCAACATCAAGCTGCGGCACGGGTCGGCGTTCGCGGTCGCGTCGGACAACCCGGAACTGATCGAGGGCGCGCACGCCGACTCCGTCATGTACGTGTTCGACGAGTCCAAGGCAATCAACTCGGCCACGTTCGACGCCGCCGAGGGCGCGTTCTCCGGCGCCGGCGGTGACAGCGGCAACGAGGCGTACGCGCTGGCCATGTCCACCCCCGGCGAGCCGAACGGCCGGTTCTACGACATCCACCGCCGGGCGCCGGGCCTGGACGACTGGTGGCCCCGGCACGTCACCAAGGACGAAGCCATCGCCGCCGGGCGGATCACCCGCGACTGGTGCGACCGGCGCCGCGAACAGTGGGGCGACTCGGCCGTCTACCACAACCGGGTCGAGGGGAACTTCCACTCCTCCGACGAGGATGGTGTCATCCCGTTGGCCTGGGTCGAGGCCGCCAACGAACGGTGGCGGGCCTGGGACGAGGCAGGCCGGCCCGAGGCCGACGGTCTGCGGGTCGTCGGGGTGGACGTGGCCCGCTCCGGTGTCGACAAGACCGTCATGGCACTGCGGTTCGGGCCGGTCATCACCGAACTGCGGCACACCTCGAAAGAGGACACGATGGCGACCACCGGCCGGGTCAAGGGCATCGTGGACGCCATCCCGAAGATGCAGGCCGTAGTCGACGTCATCGGGATCGGCGCCGGGGTCGTGGACCGGCTGCGGGAGCAGCGGGTCCCGGTGGAGGGGTTCAACGCGTCCGAGGGCACCCCCCGGCGGGACAAGTCCCGTGAGATGGGCTTCGTCAACTCGCGGTCCGCGGCGCACTGGGCGGTACGGGAAATGCTCGACCCTGCCTCGGGTGAGGACATCGCGCTGCCGCCGGAGGACCTGCTCACCGGGGACCTGACCGCGCCGCACTGGCGGGTCACGTCCACCGGGAAGATCCAGGTGGAGTCCAAGGACGACATCAAGAAACGGATCGGACGGTCCACCGACGACGGTGACGCCGTGGTCATGGCGCTGTGGCTCCAGTCCGGCGGGTGGCTCGAAGCCAACCGGATCATCCGCTGCGAGGCGTGCGACCAGGCGTTCATGGCCGACGCGCACCCCGAGCGGTGCCCGCACTGCCGTACACCCCGTACCGTGGCGGCATGACGGACAGGGGGTGGCCCGGTGGCGTTGGCCGTGCATGAGGGTGGCCCCGCCGACGGCGCCACCCTCGCCGTTGAACGCGCCGTACCGGTGCGGTACCACCTGCCCGCGCCCGACCGGCAACACCGCGGCTGGCTGACCCTGGCCCGGTACGTGTTCGTCCCGCCCCGTGACGGCCCCCGCTGCCGGTACCGGTACACCGGCACCCACCAGGTCCAGGGGCCGGTGCCGGCTGGCGAGGCGGCCCACCCTGACTGGTCCTGATGGGTAGACGCCGCCGGCCGCTCGCCGCCGGCCCGGCGGGTACCCGGCCCGTCGGGACGTGGACCGACGAGACCCGAGCACTGCCGGCCCGTACCCCCGCCACCAGCCTGGTTCCCGCCGAGGTGGGCTACCCCCGGCCCGTCACCGCGGCCGAGGTCGGCTCCGACGCGGACGACACCACGCTGACCGCCGATCTGGCCGCCGCGTTGCGGGCGCTGCCGGTCTGCCAGCACTGCGGCGGGTTCCACTCCCGCGCGTGTCCCCGGGTCGCGTCGATGACGTTCCACCCCAACGGGTCACTCGCCGGGGTCACGTTCTGGGCAGACGGCCGCTGGCCGGCCGATCACGTGGTGTGGCCCGAGGATCTTCCACCGGAGACCTGACACGTGGGGGAGGCGGATCCCCGACCGTGGCCAGCAACCCCCGAGCCGTCGCGAAAGCGTTGATCCAGGCCAGCAAGACCCAGGGCCCCGGCGGGTTCGGCAGCATCCCCGCCGTGGGTGGCCCGTCGCCGCTGGTCGCCTCCTACGGGGAGTGGGCCGGCGGTCGCGCCGCTGCGGCGACCCTGCCCCGTGACGTGGCCACGTTCCTGGCCGGGTCGTTCGGGCCGCTGACGCCGATGCGGCCGATGCCGGTCGACCCACCGGACCCGGACACCGACCGAACCGACCCGCGGCGCTGGCAGTACCCGGTCGGGTGGAACCTGCCCCACGGGGTACCCGGCGACGAAGGACTGAAACTCGCCAGCTTCGCCCAGTTGCGCACGATCGCGGACACGTACTCGGTGGCGCGGGCCTGCATCCAGCTCCGCAAAACCGAACTGCTCGGCCTGGGATGGGACATCACCCCCACCAAAGAGGCCGAGAAGGCGATGCGCGGGGACCGCACCGCCCGGCGTGACTTCGACGAGCGCCGGGCGAAGCTGATGGCGTTCTGGCGCAGGCCGGACCAGAACTACTTCCGGTTCCGGGACTGGTTCGCCGTCGTGCTGGAAGAAATCCTGGTCACCGACGCCCTGAGCTTGTATCAGTGGCCCACCCGCCGGGCCGGTAAGGGTGTCCTGGGTACCGACCTGGGGCAGCTCGCCAGCATCGACGGGTCCACGATCCGGCCGCTGCTGGACACGCACGGCGCGACCCCGCTGCCGCCGTACCCCGGCTACCAGCAGTACCTGTACGGGGTGCCGCGCACCGACCT